TTGCCGTAGGGTCAACACTGAACCCCCAGTCGATGCCGATTAACGGATCACCAAACGATTCATCAAGCGTAAAATCTAAAGACCTTAGCTTTTTAGCTAAAATCGAATTGTCAGATATTTTGAGAAACTTGCCTTCCCAAATCCACGAATAACGACCTGCATCACCGCGCATATCGCGTAGACGCTGATTGTTTAGCGACTCAGGAAACCACGGATTATCTTTCCAGTTAATCGTGATATGCAGCGTTTTATCGTCATTCTTAACGATAAATTCTTGCCATGTTGGGTCTGTTTCAAATCTTGGGTTAAACACTACATAAACCCGCACCATGCCGTAACGCGGTGTCGGTCTTAAATAATCCCATGAGTTTTGAGTGATGTTTTCAGCTTCGTCAGTCAACACAACCCGAAGTTTATTGATCGACTTAATGTTCGTGATGTTGCTTTTTAGTCCTGCGAAAATAAACTTCGCGCCAGTGACTAAATTCGTTATTTCGTTTTGCAGAATCTTAAAATGATTCGTTAAATTGTTTTTATGAATGCCGCTAACAATCGCAGAATACAAACTATCGTTAATCGACTTCTGTATTTCTCGACAACAAAGAATAACCCCGTCATCAATGAAGGACTCAAGCAGACCAATGGCGACTAACGCCTCTGACTTTGCGCCGCCCCTACCGCCTTCCCATACTATCGTGTCGTATTTATTGGTTTTTAAGTTTTCAAATGAGGGTAATAATTTACTAGGGACTTCAAGATTCATTTTTAGGCACTACGCCTACAATATTAAATGTCGGCAACTGTAAAGGCGTTCCGTTTGTGCCTGTATGTTCAATAACTTGCTTATCTAACCCAAGAATCCGAGCCTTTCCCATTGTTGCACTAACCATTGATGCGGCTTTTGCTGTCTCTTTGGCTATTTGACGGGCTTCTTCTAGTTCATTGATTAACGTATCTTTCGTGATGTCGTGACGCTCTGCTAGTTCGCTTCTTAATTCTTCGATTCTTAACGTAATCTTACCGTTATTTAATAACTCAAAAGCCTTTATGTTTACCGATTCAGGCTTCATCTTTTCGCAATTATAAGACTGACGATAAGCCTCCGAAGCATTCCCAAGCTCAATATAGAGATTGCAGAATTTTTCTTGCTTAATCGTTAGCTTCATTACTTAAGTCCAGCAATAAGCCACAACACAAAATAAACTATCCAGCCAGCGATACACACAACAGCCATAAAGCAGAATATTAAAAATGCTTGGAATAGCTGCTGAATGATTTTCATTTAATCACTAACGCAATCATCGCAACAACAACAGCACTAATAATCAAACCTAAACCTGTTAGCACCCAATTTCTAAGCTCTAAAAGTTGTGGTTGATGACGTTCTATTTCATCAATCCTTGAGCTTGATTTTTCGATTAGTGTTGAGTTTCTTTCGACATGCTGCATAATTGTTTTGTTTTGCTCTTGTATAACAACAAGTGCTGTCAATGAATCACTAATTCCAACAATCGCATCATTTAGACGCGAGTAATCACGACTCAGCATGTCGTGACCTTGCTCGAGCTTCTGTAGTCGTGTTTCGTGTAATTGTTCAAGCAAGTCAACGCCCCTTATTTTTCTTGTGCTGCGTTAATTTGCGGCTGCAACCGTATTGCTTGATCAGGTGCTATGTAGCCATGCTTAACGGCTGCACCCATGATTAATGCAGTTAAGATGCTTGATAGAAGATGTCTGATTTCAGGAGGTAACTTGTTAAACCATTTCATAATATTACTCTCAAACAATGATTTCTCAGCAACGCGCCGCTTGGTTAATCCTGTGAGTGTTTCAAGTTTTTTAGTCACAGGATTGCGAAACTTATCCCACTTCAAAAACTCATTAGCCGCGCTTTGCTTGTCACCTTCATTAATCTTTTTTAATAACGTGCTGCTTTCAAACGCACCTGCACCCAAGTTAAAAATAAAACTAGCTAGAGCATCGCGCTCATTTTGATTAATTGGCACTTTAACCAATCGCTGAATTGTTGCGTCAGCTTTTGAAATGTCTAACTGTAGAAACGCATCGGCCTGCGCCTTGGTGATGACTTGGCCAGCTTTGACTTGTTGCGTGTGGCCGTAACCGATAGTCCACACGCCAGCACTACACTTATAAGCGGTTGTTCTTAGCCCCTCAAATTGACGCACTAATGACAATCCTTTTTCGGAAATCATAGCAACCTCAAATTTTAGGCATAAAAAAAGGCCGCTTTTGGGGCGACCTTTAGGAGACCTTTGCTTAATCAATAAAACGACCAGCTTAGATAAAATATAGTCTCACAGTCTCACAATGTCAAGCTGTTAAAAAATAGGTGTAGTTAAAATTTAGCATATAACAAAATCAGTAACTTAGAGAGTTAGTGACTTGTTATACACCGCTCTTAGGTGTCTAACTATGAGTTAGGCACTAATCCAGCTTTCTTATTTCACCCGTTAATTTCTCGCCAAGCTCAATAAATGCGCTCGCAAAACCACTGGCTTCCCAATCGCCTTTTACTGTAATTTGTATAGTGTCGCCGCCTTCAATTTCTTGCGGCTCATTACCATTTATCGAAATATCAGCACCACAAAGGCCAGCGCGTAAACTTAATGTCGTGTAGCAACCATGCCCTGCATCTCCGCCCTTATGCCCGTTAGTTTTATACTCAACTTCAATATATTCAGCCGACTCTCCACCTGCGGTAATTTCAAATTCAGGAATTACCAAATGATAGCCGCCGTCATCTTCTTCTTCGCCAAACTTATCCTCAAGCACGTCAATAATTGCCTCTTGTGCATTGGCCGCATATTTCAGATGCGGGTCGCTGTGTTCAGCCAAACCAATGCAATACATCTCAAGCGCACCTGCAATCGTTTCTAACTGTTCAGCCGTCAAAGTTAAGCTAATAACTTTTGTTAAATCTTCGGTTTTTACTTGGTAACTCATCATTCATCTCCACTGCTAAAAAGGCGCAGTAACCTATAATTTGCATAAAATCGTGCCTAACTCTGCATCAAACCGATAAAGCCCCAGCTAACTGTGCAAGTCTGCTGTCATCGGGCTTTACGGCTTATGCGTTGGTAGTTAGAACCGCTCAGTCCTTAATGTAATCATCCGTTCTAAAAGCGCATGAGCCACCTAATAACTCAGCCGATGTGCTGTCAATAATCAACTTTGCGTGGGGGTCAAAGTTTTCAGCAAGCCACTCAATCATCGGTCTTGCAAGGTTCTCTAATTCTTTGCGTTGTTGTTCTGTAGTAATCATTTTCGTATCCTCTGCGGTTATAACTCTGCGTTGTAGCGCGATAATGCGCCAGACTCTTGTGTAATGCGTTTTACATGGTCGCATTACGGCTAAACTACTTAGTTAGACACCAGTGTGTTTTTCTAGCCACGCCACAACAGTATCTCTAAGCATCTGCTTGGTAACGTCATCGTTTGGTAGGCCATACATATAACTGTCGTAGCTAATACAAACACCGTTAAGCTCATCTAAAAGCTCGTCAATTTTATCGATTTCCATTTTCGTCTCCGTTTGTTTGTTCATCGTAAAAAGTGCCTAACTCTGCATCAAAACGACAAATACCCAGCCGATTATTTCGTAATTTAGAAAGCCGCTAAGGGTATTTGCGGCTTATGCGTTGGTAGTTATCCCTGCATACAAACATCTTTCAAAACAGCACTTAAATCAGTGGCAACAGTTTTTTCCAACTCATTAAGCTGATCTGTAATCGCTCTCTTTTTCCTGAATATCGTCGCCCTTGATTGCTCGCACATATCAACAATACGCTCAATAAAACCGCGCTTAATGCTAATGCTCGCCCACGTCCAAATGATCAGCCGCTTAAAGTCATCACTTACACCATCGCAAACAACCACTCGCACCAGCTCATTGATCGCATTGGCTCGTTCTTGTTCATCAGTACCGTATTTGGCAACAACCGCATAAAACGCGCTTTGTGATGTGTTTCGATGAATCCTTGCCCTTGTCATTGAGTCCTGAGTCAATCTATCATTTGCCGACATCGACTCAACCTCGCTGTGTTTTTTTGTCAAATCTTCAACATAGCCGCTACTGTATTGAGTTTGCCACTGTGCAGGCTTGCACGACGGGATTGAGTCAACAGCCATTGCTCTAATGATTGCGTGTTGCTCATTTCTATAGACTGCTAGACTAGACATAAACACCTCACTTAACAGGGCAAAAATAAACTTTAATCTCTGGGCAAATGCTCGGCTGATTCGCGCAACTCATTAATAAAAACAGGAGTGCTAACGCACACAAGCCAAGCAAAAACAG